TAAAAATCTTCTGCGTTATCTAAAAAAACTTCTGAAGAGTTTCTAATACCGCAATGGGTGTCACATAATATTGCTATTTTCATTTGTTATTCTCTTTCTTAAATCACTTGTACTAAATCTATGTTCTCGTTTATTAAAGTACAATTCTATATCACGTGCTTTACAAATATCTCTACCAGTAAAGTCTTTTTCTCTATATTCTTCACCTAATATACGTACGTCAATACTTCTCATTGACAAAATATCAACAAGATCGCATTCATACATATATGGAATAACTTCATTTACAAACTTAACAGCTGCTAGTTGCGTATATCTTTCAACTATGCTTTGTACAGGTTTATTTTTTTCTGCTCTGTCAATTGAAGGATCAATCTGTAAAGCACAAATTAAATAATCACATTGTTCTTTTGCTTCTCTTAGCATTTCAACATGGCCTGCGTGTAATAAATCAAATGTAGATGCTGTAATACCTACCTTCATTGCATAAACTCGCTTAAATCAGAATCTGCTAATTTTGATTTACGTTTCTTTTTTTCTTTTTTAACTATTTCTTTTACTTCACTGTCTGTATTACGTACTCTTGCAATTCTATCTTTTAATGTATCTACAAAATGTAATGCAGTCGAAGCTGCTACTTCTTCAGTACCAACATCAACAAAAGTATCTAAACCAGATTTAGTTAAATATTTCATTTTAATTTCTTGTTGTTTTTTTTCTTTTGCTATTCTTCTTAAAAAAGCATACCATGTTATCTGTGTAAAATATGCAAATGCGTTTGGTTTACCAGTTCTAGTGGCTGCTTCTAAATTGTAATTACTTATTGCCTTTAAACAATTTTCAACTGCGTCCATTACCATTTCTTCTCTGTATGTATATCTTATAAAGTTTCCTTTATGAGACAATCCTTCTGCTATTTTAAGAAAGCATTGAGCTACATAATCTGGTACTGTTGGAATATTGATATCTGTTTTTCTAGCATGATCTACTGTTTTAACATATTCAACTACAGCTGTACTAAAATCAGAGTTGTTGACATAATGTATACTTTTTTTACGTGCCATTGTTTAAACCTTTATTTTATAGTATTATTATACACCAGTTTTTATTAAAAGTACACTGTTAAATTTCTCTCTTAAATGAAAATATAATGGTGTACATTTGTTAAAAAGTATGGTATAATAAAAGAGTATACGGGGAGAAGGGGATATACTTTAATGAAAAGTATCACGGGGTTTGAATTTAATAATCTTGCCATCACTTGAATCTGGAACTTGGCTATCTTCTTCAACCGCACCGTACTTATTTTCTAAAAAGTCATCCATCTCTTCATCAGTTAAATCTCTTATTTCATTTTGTATTTCATCAAAGTTAGCGTATATTTTCTTTCCACTTGATTTATTTGATTTTAAATCTTTAGCTACACTAGTTAAACATGTTTTATAATGTTTTAATATATTTTTTGATGGATTGGTAGTAACTATTATATGTGATGAATTAATTGTTTGCATTGAAGATGGATCGTCTTGAAAAGACATCCAAGGTCTAAAAGCAAAGAACCTCCAACCTCTTTGGTAATCTTCAACAGTTATAACTCTAAAAGCTTTTTTTACTAGAACATCACCAGCGTCATCGCCAGTATTCCATTCCACAACTTCACATATTATCTCTTCATTATTTGTTAACTTAAATTGTTTTATATTCATAAACTCACTCTATAAGTCTTGTGGTTAAATTTTTCTCTTCCGTAAATTCTTAGTCTCTCGTCAGCATGCAATATACCAAAGTTTTTTCGTGACTTCCAAATTATGTCATCGATGATATCGTAAAGTGTTGTATTTATTCCATCATCTGTCTTTCTTAAACCTCTTCCTATACTTTGTAAAACTCTTATTTGTGATTTAGATGGAGATGCAAAGACAATATTATGTAGGTTCCTAATATTTATACCCGTACTAAATGTACCAAGTGATGCAACTGTAATAGAATTTTTTTGTTTTTCTACTATTCCTCTTATAGCTTCTCGATCTGTAGCTGCAGTTTCTCCTGATACAAAAAAGATCTTGCGATTTTCTGCGGCTTCATCTTTAATCATATTGTAAAGAGGCTTTCCGTGTTTTTCTACATAGTTATATAAAACTAATGTATTGCCTTTTAAATCTAAAGTTAAGTTTTTTATAAAAGTATTTCGTTTGACATTTGTAACTATAAATTCAATTTCTTCTTGATATGTTTTTTTGCCAAAATTCTTTTTAATTTCTTCGTTATGATCTAATATTATTCTTCTTATGGAAAGCTTTGCAAGTGTATCGTTATCTTGTAATTCGCGTGTACTAGTAACTCTATATACTTTACCAAATAATCCTTGTAATACTAATTCATGTGTTAGTGCTCCGTCTAACGTACCGGTTGTTCCAAATCTATATTCAGCTTCTACGCATTTATTCATTATAGTGGTAAGCGATTTAGATTTAAATCCATGACATTCATCTCCAAATACTGTTCCAAATCTACTAAACCAATCTGGTTGAAATCTATATATTGATTGCCATGTGCTTATTATGATTCTCTTAGTTGTATTTTTATCTTTACCTGAATATATCCTATGGCAATATTTTTCAACGTCATAACCATAAGTTTTAAAATCATTATACATTTGCTCAACTAATGATGTAGTCGGCACTATCACAAGAACATCTTGTTCGAACGACGATATAAGATAACGCATTAAAACATATATTATAAGTGATTTGCCAGAACCAGTCGGCGATAACAATATAGCATTTTTTCTTTGTATTCCAGTACACACTGCATCAAACTGATAATCTCTTATTTTAAATGGTAACTTTAAAGCATCTACAAATTTCATCATAAATTCTGGATTTATTTTGTTACCTTCATTAGGATTACCATAATCTGATTCTAGTATTTCAATTTCGTATTCACGTTTTTCTGCAAACGTTACTATTTGAGGAAATAGTCCTGCCGATATTTGTCCATTGATTTGATTAAATAATCTTATTTTTCCATCCCACAATCGATTACGAAATGCTGGCATGAATTTATAACCAGGAACATAGAATGAAAAAAACTCTCGTAGTTCTGCACCCACACCTCTTTCGCATTCTACATGTATTATAGAATGATTTAATTTCCTGATTCGAATTGTTTCCATTTAATAATATTACCTATTGTCTGGTGTCTCCACTTTAAATTATCGATAATTTCAGATAAAGTTTCAACTACAGTTTTCCAATATTGTATTCTTTCTTCTGACTTTTGAATTTCAGGATCACTATCATAATAATAATCCATTTCGCCTTTTAGTACTTTTAAACCATCAAACGGATCTGGCACCCAACCTTTTTCTTTTATTGTTTCATGATCCATCTTACCATTATAATATAGCCATTTATCTTTAAGTAATTTCTTTTGTTCAAACTCACAACGTTTTAGTTCTAACTTTGCGGTTGACCATATTTGTAAATATTTTGAATGTAGCTGTGGTGTGTTTTTTGAAGTTTCGTCTAATTTTGCATTGTTAATAATGCTGTCGTTTTGCCACATATCGTGGACTTTTTTCAAGTCTATCATAATCTCTCCAATTAATAATATATATTAACCAGTTACAGAACCAGTTACATCAAATGAATCTGTAATTGCACCAGTTGTGGAATTAAATATTTTAATATCAAAATAAGTAAATCTAAATGAAGCACCAAATGTTAGAAAAGATTCAGCACCGGTTGTAGCTTGAAACTGAATATCAGTTAATGCTGTTGGTATACTATCTCTATATATAATTTGCGCTACAGTGTTATTTGAACTATTAAGTATTGATAGTGTAATATCAGACATTGCAGGTATCGCATTTGCGTTATTAAATCTATCAAGTGCTGTTACGTTATCTTGATCAAGATTTCTTCTCATCCAGTTGTGCATCTCTGTGTAAGTTTTCATATCTTCATCAATGATTATATTTGCCAACATTTCATTATAAGTAAGTTTGTCACCTATAAATGGAATTGCTGCTATTTTCTTATAGCCAAGATCTGCCGTATTCATAATCACACCAGCGTGGGTAAAATCTTGACAGAAGAACTCTAAGTTCGGATAATTTTTTCTATCTATTACTAACTTAAATCCAGTTGGTTGTAGATAGTTAAAGTTTGTAGTTAATGCCATACATCTATTTATATGAAAAAAAGAGGGACTTTCGTCCCTCTTCTAATATTAATTTAAAGTACTAGACTAAGCACCTAGAATATTGTCAACTCTGAATATTCTGTAGTACTGGTTAGTCTTAACTGCGGCTAGGCCATCAGCAGGTGTAGCACCTACAAATGGGTTAGATGCCATTCCATATCTGGTTTTAAAACCAATTTTTGGTTGGAATGTATCTTCACCAACAGCACGTACCATTGTTAATGGAACGTATGGGCAATAGAATAGACCAGCATCGTATGGGTTAGTTCCCTTATATCCAACTGTCACATAGTTTTGTGCAGCATACGGATCGATGTAAACTCTTGTTCTACCGTTTAAAGTACCAGCAAAAGTATTACCTGTATCGTCCACATTTAATGATGTGTTCATTGCAGGTGTATAGTCTAACATACCAGCTGCAGAAAGTGCAGATGCTACATCAGATGAACATATGATAAAGTTTCCTTTACCTCTACGTGTCTCGATTGCAATTCTATTACATTCTCTTTCGATTTGTAATACAAGTCCTTTGAACTTTTCAACTGACCATCTACCATCAGCATCTGTTTGGATATTAAAGATACCGTTAATAGCTGTGTTAGATTGTAAAGCACCAGTTTTAGCTTGAGAGTTAATAGTTCTAATAACTTCTCTATTGATTTCAGCTAAGATTTCTGTTGACAAGATATTTGCCAATTCTGTCTCAGCGTCTAGACCATGAATAGCTTTAAGGTCTTGAGCTAATTCTAAGCTGTATTCAGCTTTTAACGCTCTTGACTTAGCAGTCACAGTTGCTTTTTCAATAGTGAAACCCATCTCATTAAAGGTACTACCAGTAGATGCGCCAAGTTCTTCAGCGTCTACAGTTGGCATACCACCAGCTGCAAGAGCTGTAAGTCTGTCGTCGTCTATTGTGCCAATATTTGCAGCAGCTGTTACGCCAGCTTGTGAGTCTCTTAAACCTGATACGTTATCAGAATCATGAGTGCCACCACTGTCTCCAGAAAAGCGTGTTTCAGCTTCGTTGAATAATGCTTCTCTATTTGATGTTGAAC